TCGGACCCCTTGGCCTACCGATAACTGGTATGATGGCTATTTGATCAACAGATAAATCAGTATTGTCATAGCTTAGGGATATTTCTTCTGATGCTATTTTTGTATCATCCCCTAATATTTGTTGGTTACTATAGCCTATACTCCATGTTATCGTTCCCGTATTTTTATTATGACCCACAGATTTTCTTTGTATAATATTTCTTAAATTTCTATTTGGTGGCTTTAATGAAGAATTTATATTGTTATATACATACGAGGCGAATTCAAAGGGCTTATTGCTAGCGATTAATGCATCATATTCTGTTTTTGCATTTTCGTATTTATTGTCTATCCTAGAAGAATATCCAAGATCATTTAGCCCAATAACAGAACCATTAACGGTAATAGACATAGAAGATCCTTCTTGTGAGTTCTCTATGCTAGATTCTAATTCGTGTACACATTTAGTGCCATCAACGGCGACCAACCATGTGTCTGTCACGCTATAACCAGCACCGGAAATATCAACATTAGAAGTTCTATTGTGATTATAGGCTTTATACCCAAAACCAAATCTAGCAGAGGAAAGATCTATATTTGTATTATCGCTAGTTGAAGAGTCCATATAAAATGGTGAAAATTTTGGACCATCGGTTTTTGAATTTATGTGCGAAGCTATACCTTCGGCACTGGGCTCATCTATAAGTCTAGATTCTATCCATTTAGCGGCTTGTCTCCACGCCTCACCATCAGTATCCAGTGAGCCACTATTATTATATCTTCTTAAGCCGGTTGCGGATAGCGTGTGCGTAAGTGTAAAGGTTTTCCATAATATGCCAGTTAGATTATTCCCTATAAAAGAAAACTGCCCATCGTTTTGAGATAATTCCCAGCTTTCTCCAACCGCTGAAACCATATGTTCTGGGATATTCTTATTATCTTCATAATAAGCCTCAAAAACAAAACTATATTCTGTATAATGCATACCAGCGGTTTCTTCTGTTTGTTCTGGTACTTCTACAGAAATTAGTCTAGCATCATTAAATTTTATCTGGTTATTGGTTGAATCATAGGGGTTTATTTCTAATACGCCATTACCAATAGTTGGAAATTCATTTCTATTAAATTGAAGCTTGATTATTTTTTCGCCAAAAACTTTTGATTGCCTTTCACCGCGAACCAAAGCAGAAGATGAATCTGATGGTTTTATTGTGGCCGTACCCGTAATATTAATTGTGAATCTTGTATTAAGATGTGATCCATCTTCAGCTAATACTTCTTCTCTCGATATAGAGTAAGACGGGAATGGCCCATACCCACCTTTCTCGTTACTAGAAAAGGTGTCATCTTTTCCACCAATGATAAGTATATCATTTATGTCTGGATGATTTGAAGTAAATTGAATAGCCATCTTATTTCCTTATACATAAGTATATTCTATTGACATATTATATGCGCCGGTTTTTGGATTCCAAGATTCTGTTTTTGATGTTATCCTTGGTGAATTATGATACCAAATCATAGTAGGTAAAGCATATGCATCCGTTCCATCGGGCTTAGAGTCTCTCCTATCTGAAGCCATTACTAAGTCCACGCTTATTTTTAGTTTTTTCTCTGTTGTTGTATTTGGGTCATATAAAAATGGCCCATTTCTAACTACACCTATAACACTAATATTATCATGCTCATAATCTATATCTTGATCATTTTCATATGTTATTTGAACGTTCTGAGAAATGGCCCCATCTACAAGAATTTCTTCATCGCTAAATGAAAAACTCCAAGATATAGTACCAGCAGATTTATTGTGTGTCTCAGAATGATTCATAGCGTATGGCAATATGGTGCCAGTTTTGTATCCAGCAGAAACAAAAGCGTTATATGCCGCCTGAGCTATTTTTCCTATTTTGCTTTGGCTTATATCTGCATTATCGAAAAACTTAGCATACTCATCTATCGCGTTAAAATATTTGTCATCAGTATTATCATTCTCCGATTTTTCAGTTAGGCCCGTAACGGTGCCATTTACTGTTATAGTTACATTCGCTTGTTCTATAGAATTATCTATACTAACATCAATTTCATGTAAAGCTTTTATATCTTCAAGAGACAGTAACCAAGTATCGGATACAGAATAACTACCAGCAGCAATATCGCTAGTTATTGTTCTTATTTTGTTTCTAGCTTTATAACCATCTGTTTTTAAATCGTTTATTGAGCTATCTGTATTTTTATTCATGTAAAACGGATGAAACTGAACAGATATCTCCCTATCATTACCCATTAAGTCTTCTGTTATCGCCCTATCTGGTGTTCCGTTTACTAGTTCTGACGATTCAAGTCTTGATTTTACCCATTCTGCTGCTTGACTCCAAGCATGTCCAAAGTTTGGATCTAATACACCATCATTGATGTGTTTCCTTATCCCAACGGCACTTACAGAGTGCGTCAATGTAAAAGTTTTGTATCTCTGGTTATCTTCATCTATTTTAGCATCCTTAAATACAAACTGACCATCGTTTGGAGATAAATCCCAAGTCTCTTCGCAGGAAGAAATTTTATATGTTGGCTTTTCCGCTTTTAGTCCCCAATTAGAATTTACGGAAATGCTAGCATCATCATAAGCCTCAAAAGTAAAACTATACTCTATGTATTGTGTTCCAGAACTTTCTTCATTTTGTGGTGGAAGTTCCATAGAAATTAATCTAGCGTCATCGAAAACTATACTATTAGGCATACCACCATAAGGAGATATTTCGAGTCTATTATCGCCATTAACATTAAAAGATATAAACTGTGTAGCTAGGGCGTGTATAACTTCTTGGGAATTACCTTTTGTAGTAATGTCTCCTTGGCTAATAGGTGTAGCGAATCCAGAAATGTTGATTGTAAATTTTGATCCGATATATGTTCCATCGCCAGTAGTCATATCTTCTCTATTGATAGAGAATCTTGGCATGGGGCCAACATTACCGCCATCAACGCTACCTAGTGATGATTGTCCACCTATTAATACTACAGACATTTTATTCTAAATACCCCCTAGTAAATATACTTATGTTATTTTCCGTTGGTGGGAACATTATTAAAGAAATATTACCAGAACTCATATATGCACCACTAATAGCTAACGTAGATATACCACTTGGGTTTTGGTCTTTAATGAACAGTGTAGCAACATTTGTTGTTGGTCTTTCTATAAATAATGGTATATTAGTGTTTTGCCCAATAGAAGCATCCATATATAAACTTGCAAACTTTTCCCAACTAGTAAATATATTAGCGTTATTATTTCCCTCTACGCTGAAAGCGGTATATCCAGATCCAACATACCCGCCACCAGCACCAATATCTGGTATATCTGTAGTTATATATAATGTTCTATGTTCTGTTTGCTCATAAGAACTAGGAGCGGCTAAATATAGAGTGCTATAAGAATCTTGGCCATATTCAAAGCGGCCAGAAACTGAGAATGGTGTAAATGCCTGATTTAATGTTGCACCAACTGTAGATGTTCCAGCGCCAGTTAGATATAGTGATGTGTCGTCGCTCTTTCTAATATCTTTACCTATAAATAGTGGCGAACCATATACAATATTTTCAAACTCTGATCCGCTAATGTTTGTATACATTACGCCGCTAGATCCACCAATTGGTTTCATATATAACCCAAGATCCCCATCCATAGACGGTGTGGATATCGTTAGACCTATATTTGAATTAAATAGTGCTGGATCACCACTCATATATAGTGGCCCATAGTTATTCCCAACAGTCTCCATATGTAATGGCATGTCGCCAAATTCTTTTGACTGCCTAATCATTAGGTTGATACTGCCAGTATTTGTGTCTCTTCCTTTAGTTTGTAATGTTGATTCTAGCGTTGTAACACCAAGACCGGATATCTGAAGAGATGTTCCATCATCATCAAGAGCCAATGGACCGCTAATGAATAGCGACATTGGATTTTTATTAGCGTCTAGAATAAAGAATTTTTGCAGATCAAAATTATAGTTTGGATCAAGATTGTATGGGTCTACCGACCTAACAGAGAAATTCCTTATGGCCCCAACCTTATATTTATCATTGCCAAAATTAAGTTTCCTTATTGATAATATGTCCTCTGATCTTGTTATTAGATCTGGATTTAAATTAGCTATTTGTGTTGTCTCGTAGAACTTTGTTTCATTGGCTAAATTTGTTTTTGCTTGCTGTGCAGTAGTAACAGAAGATACCTCATAAGCAAGAGTGTTATCAAATGTGCTACTAAATGTGGCTTCAGCAAATGTAATTGGATTATTTGCATCAACCATCACGATGTGTGAACCAAAATTGTCTCCAGTAGCATCAGGCTCTGGATACGGCGAATCAACATCTGACGCTATAAGGGTTTTCTCTAGGTATATCAAAGTGCTGGTTATCTCAAAAAGATATACTCTCGGTAGATTTATTGGATCGTCTCCATGACCTCCGGGTTCTGATATTGTAATCTTGCCCTGAGAATAATCAAAATCATAACCAAATAGGCCGTATCTTTCGTTACCATAAGAAGAATCTGTGTAATCTGCTTTAGCGTAAGGCATGTCATTGGATGTGTTGCCTTTACCGTACATTGCCCCAAAATAGCTCCAATCGGCATCATCATTTGCTTTTTTATAAATATAAACAGCACCAACAGCATTTGGAATATGCGGAGAAGTTAATGTGTTTAACACATATGGATCAAACAGATGAGCACCAATAAACATAATCTTACCAGCAGGATTATGATAGTCCTCAAAGACCTTAACTGGAACGCCAAAAGCCGCCCTTCTATGGTTTTCACTTATGTATGCTAAATTATTTGAATTTGAATAACCGCTTGAATCTGGGTTATCAGCAAAATCAATAACTTTAATATCCTGCGAGTAATAGCTAGAAGATGTTAGTTTCCATATTTGACCAAAACCACCAAGCCTTCTATCAAAGTAAACATCTTCATTATCAAATGTTAAGCTGTATCCAGCGGAATGCTGGTTATATCCAGTTCCAGATCTTTCATATATTTTATATCCATATTTTTCTACATAATATGTCGTTTTTCCTGTGTACCCAGAAATATTAGACACTCCATTTTTTATATTTGAAATATTAAAGACGATTATTACATCAAATATCTTAGTGTCGCTTATTTCGCCGTTTGAATAATGTATTTTAGCGGTGGCTGATACTGCACATTGGCCCAATCTAGATAGTTTTAAATCGTTAATGAACAGGTCTGAATCATTTTGAAGGTCGCTATTGTCATACTCACTAGAGAAAAATTCTTTTATATCTCTTCTTATTGCTATAAAAGAGTCACCATGAGGAATTTGTTGTGTGCCATTTTTTGCATAATTTATATCTAATAATTCTGATGTCTCTGGTATCTGATATGTTAAACCAAAAGACATTTTAGAGGCAAAACGAAGATTTGAATTAGCGATTATATCGTAGATATCAATATCCGCTAATCTATTGTTGCAAAATGCGATTGCTAGATTTTTACCGTTAGCATCATAAGCGTCTCTTTTTATTACTGAATTTAATTCGCTATCAACAAACCCATTGTTATCATAATAAAATGCTTTACCCTTATTGTTGCTTGTGTCTAATATTTTAGTTAGATATGCGGGATTTTTAGTTTGTTGCTGTTTTTTCTGCGAGCCAAAATAAATGTTTTCTGGCGTATTTACCTTTTTAATTTTTGAATTGTAATACGTGCTATTTAGATTTCTTTTTGTTATAGAGTTACTAGTTGTGGTGCTATTGTTGAATGTTAAACCTACAGGTAATTCAGAATCTTGAGTGATATCAATAAGATATCGACTTCTATCTATGTTAGAATCTCCCCTTCTAGAGATTATACTATTGGCGTATCCGACAGTTCCGTCCACAAATAGTTCTGCATTATCATTAAGATATTTTTGGGTATCCTTTATTACTAAATTCGCAGAAACAGCACTGATGTCATATTGAGTACCTATAAACAGCGTTGGATTAGTGGTAGAAACGCCATATGTATTTGGCATAACTAAAGTTGTATTTTTGTCGTCTTCGTATGGTGCGACTATGAATAGGGTCGCGTTTCCACTTTGTGGAATATTCATCATTAAGTTAAGCGAATCATCATGAAAAACTGAACCATACATATTAAGCGTGGTTGTCGTTCCAGAGCCGTAAATTCCGCTAGTATGAAGTGTTTCCCTGCCAGTAAAAAACGATTTACCAAACACATTTAAAGCGGCATCATCAATACTGGAAGATGGCCCGCTAATGCTTAACGGAATATCGCCCGTGCCGGGAGGAGAAAATGTTAATGGCAAGATTCCGCTTGAAGAAGGGCCGGAAACATATATCGGGATATCTCCGCTTGGCTTAACCTCTTCTATAAATAATGATGTATAATTTTCTAAGTCTACAGACTTAAGATATAGTGGGATTTCATCATTATCAACCCCAAAGCCTGTCCATAGCGACATATCAGAGTTTATAGCTGTAATACCAGAAGAATATAATGTGGCATCACCAGAAGCAAATAAGCTTTTTGTGTATAGATTAACTTTTGATTTTTTTTCTGGTATTGAAGCTATGTGTAGCGATAAATATTCTTGGTCATCTATATCAAAACCACCAATAAGATTCTGACTAGAGAAATGAGCAAAACCTAAAGAGTTCCCATTGCTCTCCAGTTCATAGTAAATCTTATCTCCAGCGTCGTCAACATAATATTCAGTTTTTATGCTTGATTCAAACCCAAATGGACGTATACTATCTGATGTTAAAACTTGATTAGTCTTAACAAAGCTGCCATCAACAGCATATTGACTATCTGAATTAGCCACCGATTTACCAACCCTAATAATAGGATTCCTTGATGCTCCTATTTTTTCAGTAGAATCATTAAATTCTTCTGATAGCCCTATTGGAAGAGGTGTAAAAGAGTACTTACCAAAAGCATATCTATCAACATTCGAAGTAGCTAAATCTATAATGTTTTTTTGCACTTCTGTATAGGCGGCTTTATTATATTCATAATACGCTATTCTGCTGAACTTAGTGTTGAATTGCCTTTTTGGAAAAGAAGTAACATTTATAGATACATCAATATTATTGATTTCTGATGATGAATAAAAAGTTATTATTTCTTTTCTTGTTGCAAAATTTAAAGTTGGATCAGAGGTCGATGTGGTACTTATTACTGGGGCATAAGAATATTTAGAAGTGTATCTATTTCTCTTATCTACTTTATGCTCACTCATTGATCTCAAGTAGTTCGATATAACTGTACTATCTTTTTGTATAGAGTTAGAAGATATATCGACATCAGTAACACCAACACAAGCCAAGCCTATAATTAATGTTTTATTAGAATAAAGATTGTCGCCAACATATGAGGACCTATTTGTATCATCATAAGTATAGTCCCAATTTCCAACTATTGGGTTAAAGCTATCATTATTTGGTGATGTTAGCGAGCCATGTTTTATCCTAGTAAAAGAACCAAAAAAGGGCCTATTTTGTTCGCTTCCCTTTAACAAATTCCCATCAACAACATAATCTTTCCAAATGGCATGTGGTATAGTTATCAAATACTTACCTTCACCAACAGTTGTAAATGAGCTATTTAGGATTGCATGTGGTGAAATATCACTAAATCTAGTATCATAATAATACATATCTGGAGCAATCCAAGATATTATACCCTTATTTACATTTCCAGATTGGTTGTATGTTAAATCAAAAAGCTCTCCAAGATTAAAGCTTCCGCCATAGTTCTGTGTTAGAAAATTGTAATACTCGTAGTCATCACCCAAAGTTTCTTCGGGCATTACGCCAACTACAGAATCCGGTCTAGAACCATAATAAAACATATCATGTGCCCCACCCCTAAAAAGAGGAGCAATACATGGAGTCAAAATATCATATTGGTTTTTATTGATTAACGGTATTAATTTGTCACTATCATAAGTATACATACCATCTTCATATGGTGTTATCGTATTATTATCACCGCTTACAGATGGCCCATTGGGCACAATCATGGATCTTGGATCTTTCTTGTAAAGAACCAATTTTGGCAATAAAGAAGAATAACCTATTGATCTAGCTATAGATTCACCAGAATCTAAATCCGTAGTAGCGGCTAAAAATCTCCCAGAACCGAATTGAGGTTTATCAATAACTATGTTTAGATCGCCATAATACCCATTAGATATCTCAGGTAAACTAAAGAAGAAAACTGGCGTTCTTGTTCTGCTCAAATCCTGTGATAATTGGTTTTCAGAAGATTTCGTCCAATAACTACCGTCTTCTACAATGAAAGAATCTTTATTGGAATAATCGTAATATATTGTATCTTTATCGAATATCTCAGTATAGTAAAAATATGGATCTATTTCAGAAGTATAAGATGAGGATACGGCATTATCTGAAAGTATTTTATCATAAGAATAATCTCTACCAAATAAAACATATTCGATTGGATCTTTTAACAAAATCTTATCGCCAATAACATCATACTTACCAAGTAATCTAATATTCCAAGTTAGGGAATTTACAGAAGTATTATCATAGCTAATATTATTTATGCTTATTAAAGCGTTTTCATATTCTTTTATTAGCTTATCAGAATACCTGTCGTCAGACTTACTAAAAGAGGGGGATATTTGCTGTATAAAATTAAGTTTTTCTTTTGAAAAACTATACAACAGCATTACATCATAAACGCCACTAGTAACACTAGAACTAGATAAGATTTGACCAAAATCATTTAAATTAGTCAATGAATTAGTAACCAATAGACCATCATCAAATCGCAAGTCTAAACCGAAACCCTCAACACTAAAATATGTGCCAATCCTTTGGATAAAATTTCTATCTATGGTACTTTTTGGCAGGAAAGAATTGTCACTCTCATGTGACAGCACATTAATAGTTGCCTTCTTGTCTTTTAGTCTTTGGTCTGCCCAAAATAAATAACCGTCTTTATAAAGAATTTTGTTTATAGACCAATAACAACTTATTGACGCATCATTTCTTCCCGTTCCGGCCTCATGAGAATCTCTTAATACATTAATGTATGGTGAATAGGGTAAATCGCCTTTAATTAGATTTGTCTGATTAGTATCTGGAACTCTGCTAGAATCAACTGAGCCGCCAGAATTTATCTCTTTAAACTTAGAACATTTGTAATCTGAGTCTAATGTTATACAAGATATCTGACCTATCTGCGTTTTTGTTTTATTGTTTTCTATAGTGTAATTATTCAAAGAGGAACTACTAAAAAGTGGCCTCTTTAAAAATGGGGTCGAAGACCTTAAATAAAGTTCAAGATCATTAATATTTTCAAAATCTATATTTGATCTAGTTGTCACACCACCAAAAACATGTAATGTGCCATCTTGCTGTCTATTGCTCAGTGCCACACTTTTGCCAAAACTATCAACCCAAGGCAATATATACCACTGAGATCCGACCTGATTATTAGCAATATCAAACCTATCTATTCTTTCATAAATAGGAACACTTACGCCAATACCAGAATAACCAAATCTACTAGAGTTTTCACCGTCTTGTCCGCTTGTTGGTGCTATTTTTCTATTTGATTCAGATAAATCCCTTAAAAGTTTCCATCTTCCGTATTGATTACTAAAATAATCATATACATCAACCATAGCCCAATTGGTCACTGCCGCTCTATCCCAATACAGGGAAGATCTTGCTATCATCTTCTCGCCAAATGGGGCCTCTGCCGTATTATATGTAATAGACATTGGTAAAGCGTTTGGTTGATTACCATAGTCAAATTGAAATGTATTGAATATAAAAGGAGAGTAAATAAGATATTTTAAATCACCATTAATATACTGTTTGTATCTCCATTTAAACCCATAAACGTTATCTATCCAATCTTCCCAAGGGTGGGTTTCAATTCCAGCAGCAGAATTTATTGAAGAGCCATCACCAGAGAGTGTATTTTTGTGAGATATATCTGTAATTCTGCCGTAGCGATCAACAGTAATATTAATTACATGTATTTTACCATTTGGGAGATTATAAGGTATCACTCTTTGTCTAAATGTATTATAAATTGAATCAGACGTTGCCTGACAATATGGAACACTGCCGTCTACTCTGTGTTCCATCTCGCTAGAAGCGCCGAATAGATCGACAGAGATATCTGCCCCTCTTTCGCCAACAACTAGAGTATAAATTTTAGTATTGCCAACGCTATGTGAATATTTAACATCTAAAGCACAACCAAATCTATTCCCGGTGTATGGGCTACATTCATTATTATTTATATCTGTAAAAACGTTATGTTCATCACTAGCACAATGATAAGGATAAAAATCTTGTGGGCCTTTATTAAGAATACCAAATGCGCTTTTGCCAAGAGTCGATACAGGAATGTTTTCCTCTAGGTTTTTAACGATCTTGCCCAAAGTCTTTCTTTCGGCAGCATCTGTATAAACGCTAGAAGCCTCTGTAAAATCTAAAAACAATGAATATGAAGAATTTTTGTTCAGCTTGACATTATCTAGAGAACAAGAAAAAGCCGCAGTTTTATTTCTTTGTGTTGTTATAAACGCATCGTTTTCCGGTAGCGGTGTAGAACTTTCCCCTAAAGAATTTCTAGAAGAATAACTTACATCAGCATTCTTTTTAGAAACATAGCCATTTCTACCAGTTGGGGAAAAAATTGTACTATGGTAATCCCAAGATTGAGCGTCATCACCATACGTATTGCCAACACGGGTCCAATTTATTCCATACTCCTTAAGATATCCAAAGCTTACGAATTTTAAATTCGAAGTATTTACGGGTTTTTTAAAAAATTGATCTTCGTATAAGTAGAATATGCTTTCATTTTGTACTTTTACAAATTTATCGCCATTAAGGGGATGAGTATCAGCGGTTGCATCATTTTCATTTTCAAATGCCGCCGAAGATATTCTGATAATATCGTTAGTTTTTAGTCCGTGATTTAATGACGCAAATCTATATCCATCATGAACCGCTATAGTGCCAGTTTTCTTGGTGTATATATCTATCTTTCCGCATTTACGTACTGGAGTAAATTTCATTAGGGTAACATTCGCTTCTAATGAAATAGTTTTTATCTCTGTAGAACTGTCGTCATCAAGCCTTAAATAATATTCAAGTTGATTAGAGTAGTCAGGCGGTCTATTTGGACTAAAATTCAACGGTATCTGTAAATTAACAACCCTATTTTCATTATAGCCATATTTTTTTTCAGTTCTTGGTAAACTAAAACCGTCTTCTTGATCAGTAGTCACAAGATAAAATTGACCAGCAAAATCCCCATCATTAAAATCTGATAAATCATATGCTGTAGATCCAATAGTGTCGCCATATCTAAAATGAGTATCATATCCACCAATTAATTCACTTGGATCAAAAATTGCATTATTTCTAGCACCGCCATATGTAAAGTACAAAGTTCTTTTTTGGAAGTATTCATCATCAACACCTCCAGATGTTTCCTTACCGCCAACAACTCCGGTAAATTCAATTTTTAAAACGCAATTATCAAAAGATGCAAAATCATTTGATAGAAAAATAGCCCCATCTGGATCATCATATTTACCTGTTTCTTCATTTTTGCTGTATATTAAATTATTGTATGGCAGTTGATCAGAACTTAGACATAAACTTCCAACATTATCCCATCTTTCAATAGAGCCGTCATATACAAAATCTGTATATACAGTAAATGGTTGTTTCATAGAAACAGCACCCAAGCTTAAATCTTCCCTATTTAAATCTGTATAGTTTTCATATGCAACAAAAGCCATATCGTCCAATATAGCTATATCGTTTGCCTCCCACGAATCTATAAAAGAAAGATTATTACCAGAAGACGCTGACCCATCTACATATGGGGTCGTAAAATATTTACCACTATCAGAAAGAAAATACCCGCCAACACCAAGGGCTCCTTGTCTAGCCTTTCTATTTGGCATAGAAAAGTAAAGACTGTTTGGTTGGGCGTCTTCGAATCTAAGTGAGTTTTTCTTCTCTATAGATGTGGCTATATCGTTCCAGTTTGTAAAATGCTTTAACCCTTGCGGAACGCTTTTTATGCCAAGAGGTAGGGCCCCCTTTTCTTTATCTGATACTCCATCAGAGTCAGATTTCATATATAGAGGGGCGCCGCCCTGAATTTTGTCGTATTTAAAGTAATCTTGCATTTATATCCTATCCCGCTTTAAATCTCTTACTATTTTCATTCATAACCCTGCTTACTTCCTGTCCGACCATTTGACCTATGTGGGTTGAAAGTTCTTGTTTTATCGACTCCATGTTGATACCGCCAATAGAGACGAGCCCCTCAACCGTAACATTGTGCTGCATTGTAAACCCAGACATACTCTGAGCTAATTGTGTAAGTGAATTTTGTAAGCCACTAAAACTCTTCACAATATTATCGAACACGCCGGAAAAATTGCCAATAAAATTATCAAAAACAGTTTGAACTCTGCTTGGATCAACAGATAATGATCCACCGCCACCGTTTATTTGGCCACCATTTTGCCTATATTGAACGCCGCCACCACCAACAAGGCCACCCTTATTAAATCCCGGTACATTACCCTGATTTAACGATTTCATAAAACCTATTCCGTGTTTTGCTACGCTCTCTCTGTTCATTACAAATTCGCCGGGTGTCAACATCGCTGGAACGGTATCTGGAACCATACCGCCCTTATTAAAAAATATTCCAGAAGATCTCAAAATTGTCTCATCTCTAGAGGCGGCTTCTTTTCTTTTGTATTGTCTACTTAGTGGGCTTATTGTTGTTCTAGCACCAAACCTTACTGCGCCATGTTTTTCATTGAATAGATCTTCAGAAAATCCACCAGATGCATTACCAAGGTCCTTATTAAATTGCTTAAATGTAATGTCTTCATCATCCTCGTTAAATCTGTATTTCCTTAAAACTCCTAGCATGTCTTTGGCTAGAAATTGTGGTATATTTCGCACCTGAAAATCTGCTAGTTTGTCAATGAGCGGTTTAGTATTTCTGCCAGAAAAACCATTCAATAGTCTCATACTCTCCATTGGAATTTCTAGATCAAGACCTTGAAGTTTTTTAACATAACCCATAACCGATTCATTGGCTCTAGGCGCTCTAATAGTTATTCCAGCACCGCTAGCCTCTTCAATCATATCAATATTTGCTATTAAATTTTCTAACACCTTTTGGGCTGGAAGTATCATGCCTTCTATATCAACTTTATTTGACGTAAGTTGACCCATCCGATACAATCTAGCAGCAGCTTTGAATGCTTCACTATCAGTACCGGCTGTTTGACGAATAGCGCCGAGCAGATCTTTAGGTGACATATTCATGATATCTTCAGTAAATGCCCTTTTAAGCATTTCTGGCGTTGCTATATTTACGTTTGGCGATTGACCTGTAAACTGTGTGCCGCCTCGATAATTTTGTTCAAAACCATAAGTATCTTGTTGACCTTCTCTACCAATAGATCCTCCAAATTGGCGATAAACCATACTAGAATCGCCATTATTTAAAGACGTTAATGGCCCAACACCTATTTTATCAACGGCGGATTTTCTTAAGACAAACTCTCCCGGTGTAAGCATAGCTGGAACAGTATCAGTTCCTTTTGGCTTAAATATTCCTCCACCATTAGCCCTATAAACAAGTCCACCCATAGCGTTTCCTTGAGCCTGTACACCAGCGGCAGCTTCCATAACCTGTGTCAATCTATCTAAAGCCTGTATAAGTCTTTGTTCTTCTGTAGTCTGTGTGGCTAGCTGCTTGGCGACGGCTGGATCTAAACCTAGTCTTACGGCGTCCCTAAATACAAGTTCTTGTTTAACTTGTTTTGCAGACATTCCTCCTGTTCCGGGTATGGATACATCCCCAAGTCTGTCAAGCATTTCTACTGTTGCTTTTCTTTGCTCATCTGTTTGCCCCTGTAGAGATCCAGACGCTACAGCTTGCTGTATGCCAGCAAACGCTTTATTTATATCAAGCCTTTCTTGCTGACCACCAACGACAAAATCTTCAACGATACCGGCTAATGCCTCTCTCCTAGCTGCTGCTGCGCCAATAGCTTCTAATGCCGCATCGGCCTCTTCTGTAGATTCTGACATTCTAGCTATTTCGTCAGAAGTTTTACCTATTATATCGATAAGCTCTTTATCCCTAGCAATAAGCTGCTGTTTTTGCTGCGCTGACAATCTATCAAAATTAGTTGATTGTTTTAGTTGGGCTATTTTTTCTCTCTCTGCTTTTGCAGCCGCTTTCGTTGCTGCAACCTGAGCTAAATTACCAGCCTGTACCTGTCTACCGGTTGTGTCTGTTATACCGCCAAGACCAACTTGAGCCCTCTGTCTAGCAAAGCCAGCTCTTTGTGATGCTGAAAGCTCGCCGCCTCTACCTTGAGCCCTTAATTCTGCCCCTTTAAGCTGGGCATCAACAACGCTTTGTCTTGCTGCTATTTCTTTATCTCTTTGTGCTTGAAGTTGATCTATATATTTTCCATAAAGGTCTAGCTGTCTATTCTGTAGATCATTCGCCTTTTTAAGTGCCTCTGCTGATTTTTCTGCATTTTCAATAATTGGACCAAATATATCATCAAAATCTTCTGGAGACAAAATGCCGTCAGACATAGCTTTAGTGAAGTCGGCTTTAAACTTACCAAAAGCTGGCCCTAAATCTGCTTCGCTTAACCCAAGCTGATTAAGAACTTCTGTAGCTGTTGGCAAATCTCCAGTTGGGTCAAACCTAACATTAATCAAATTTGCATTTGCGTCTTCTATCAATCTACTTGTGTTCTTAACTATACCAGCCAACCTCTGTCCTTCTGGTCCAAGATTCTGAGCTATCGCATCAATACCCTGTTCAAATGCACCTCTATCTCCTACCTGAGATAAATCATCTAATCCGGCTGGCGTTCTTGTTGAGAAATCCAAACTCCTACCACTATTAAGAGCCTCCATACTACTTAAGCTATCTTCAAATTGATTAAGCTGTTGTTCTGCGGCAACTAAAGAATTTGTGAAATCCATAATACGCATTAAGGATTGACGATACGCCTCTTGTGCGGCTATAGATTGCTCTAAGGCTATCTTATTTTTCCTAGCCTCTTCGTTCATAGCCTTTAGACCATCGTATTGATCTTTTAATTGTCTATTTAGTCTTTCGTCTGTATCTATAATCTGTTGTTCTATTTGGGCCCGCTTGTCAGCAGATATATCGCCCTGTAGCTGCGCTTGTAGTGAGTCTCTTCTTGCTTGGGCATCAACTATTATTGCTTGCCTAGACGCTTGTAAAGCTTGTGCGACTTGTCCACCAGAAGCTATTACTTCATCAAAACTTTGATCGCCAGTTAATTCTATTGAGGCGGCTTCAGCTAATGTTTTCCTTGATTCTGATACATCTTGGGCCAAACCCTGTGTGGCTGTCGCAAGAGTCTTAGTTGCTAAATCATATGTATTAGCTAATGTTGGAAATTTTTCAAAATCAGCTTTTGTTAATTGGGATACCGGCTTATCAACTTCTTTAGCTAATAATTCTAATTGCCTATTAGCTTCGGCTATAGCTAATTGGTTTGTTGGACCGACTTCAGCTTGTGCCGTCAATCTTCTTGAAACTCTTTCTTCTGGAGTTAAATTTTCTTCTATATCAATATCGCTAAGTGCCTGTTTGAAATTAGCCTGAGCTTGAGCCAACGACCCCAAAGTATTAGCACTTCTTTCTAGTTCTTCCCCAAACCTTGCTGCTATATCAGCTTGTCTATCTAATTCGTTTGTATAGGCATCAAGCCCACCAACAATAGCAAAGCCAGCACCACCAATAACGGCACCGATAGCAGTACCAATACCGGGAGCAATCATTGTGCCAATAGTGGCGCCAATAGACGCACCTCCAGCACCAGCGAATAATGCCCCAGTACTACCAGCATCAAGCGCAGCGGCCTGTGCTTCTTTTTGACTGGCCTGCGATATAGAATCAGTAAAATCTCTTATAGAACCAGTTCCATCTTGTATTGCTTTAAATTGGCTATCAGAAGCTTCTTTTAAAGATTTTGCCTCTGCTCTTGCTTGAGCAGCATAAAATTTGAATGCAGCAGCAACGACTGTAATAGCCACAACAGCCAAACCTATACCAGCGGCAAGCCCAGAACCAGTAGCGGCGGCTCTGGACTGAGCCGCAGAATTAGCGTTTGTTGCTGCGGTATTTGTCGCCGTTGAAACAGAATTTGCGGTATTAGAAGCCGTGCTAGATAAAACACTAGATACCATCTGAAGTATAGTGCCAGCTGTTCCAGCTACAGCGGTAACAAAACCAGATGTTTCAGCTATAGCTGCTTGTGTCTCTTCACTTAAATCGCCAAACTGAGCACCTAAAGAAGCAGCTAAACCACCAAGAAAAACAAAACTCTGAAGAGATCCGGCAACCTTATCCATTTTAGAAGTAAAAGCCCCAAGAGCGGTATTACTCTTATCAAGATTGTCTTTTTGATCTTTTTGAGCATCATCTTTATCATCACTTTTCTTTTTATCATCACTTTTCTTTTTATCATCATCGCAACATTCAAGCTGTACAGTAATAGATCCGCCATTTATTACATCATTAAGTTGATTTCCGCTTATTGTTGTTGATTTGCCGCCGGTTTGAAACATCTGGAAACCAACTGGGCCGCCTTTAGCAAATTTAGCGACACCAGTTTTGTTCATATTGCTAAGATTTGTATAACCGATACTTTGTGCGGAAGATTTATTTATTACAAATTCACCGGGCGTTAGAAGTGCTGGCACTGTATCAGTGCCAACATCACCACCAGTTGCAAATTTTTGAATTAAGCCACCAAGATTTAATTGTTGGAGATTCAGCTTATTGAGTCTTGACTTTAGAATTTTAAATCTTGAATTGGGTGGTAAAATAAATTCTTTTTCCGAATCATTGTCACTAGATGTATGTTTATCTGCTGCCACACCCTTTCTCATTGGGTTGGTCATGATTTCTAACATCATGCCCGTTCCAAATTGTTTAGCAACAGAGCGGTCAGAACTAGTAGATAAAAATCCGGGTAAAGAGAATGTTTTACCTATTGCTTTTAATAGATCATTACCAACTTGGTTTCGTATAAGGCCCTGTCTAACTGAGCCAATTCCAGAAAACAATTTTTTTGGTAGTTTATCAGTAGAAACTTTTTTAAGTGCAGATATCTCTCTTTTTGTTTCTTTATCTAATTGTTTATTTGTTAATCCCATATTTATATTGCTAGAATCAGTTTTGTAAGATAAAATTGCTTCTGTTGGATCTATTTTAAAGCCACTAGTTTTTAATAAAGATTTTTGTTTCAATTGTAAATATTTATAAAGGTCGGCCGTTTCTTGACCTGTTAGTGATATAGAGCCAACTTTGGGGTGTTTGAATTGCCAAGAATCCATAGCACCAATTTTTTCTCCACTGAGCCTTAGTTTTTGAATACCATTGCCCCATATAGAATTCATAAAATTTTCAATCTCTCTAAAATCAGAAAATTTGGCTGATTTTACTTTAGCAACACCTCCAGCATTAAACTTTTTAACTGAACCACCAGTTGCAAATTTTGTTCTAAGGTTTTTTCTTTGTGCCGATATTCTATTGTTTATTAACTCAAAAACTTTTTTGTCTGAAATTCTTTTTCTAGCAACCTCTCTAGCTTGTCCCAATTCTTCAAATCTTCTTGCTGCTTTTGGAGATAGCTCTTTGCTTTTCTTTGATTTTATTAATTGATCTGTAGATATAGGATCTTGAAATTTTACTAAATTAGTATTATTTCCAAAATACCCAGCAGTTGCAGCTTTTTTTAGTAACGAAGCTCTATTGTTATAACTTTCTGTTAGTTTATTATCATAATCAATATTGGGTAAAGCTGCACCGTTATTAAACAAATTAGATAATAGTGGTAGAGATGTTCCAGCTTGTGCGCTTTGCTCTAAAAATCTCGGAATATCAAAACCCGCTCTTTCCCCACCTTCTCTAAAGTCTTGTATTGCTGCTTTTGTTACGCCTTCAAATATCTTTCCAGCTATATCAGAAACTCCAATAGATCTAATTACGTTTGGTGCTGCGTCTGAAGCAGCTAATGGATCTCCAACTATCGTAGATAATATTTCAGATATACCTGTAGTTAAAATAGATTCAGCCTTACTAGTAAAAGCTTCTTCATCTGTTCCACCAATAAAATAGGATTTTGGAGCACCTTGAACAGCTAAGACTTCTGTATTTAAACTTTCACCCCCTTTAGAAATAGCATCTCCAGCTATAGTTATTGGCTTACCACTTGAATCAGCACCTTTTGGTCTAGCAAATAAACCAGCAAATTCTTCACTTTTTAAGTTTTTAATTACAAGACCGCCAACAGCATAACGATTTTCATTCATCGCAGTCAAAGTTTCAGCACCAAGTTTTTGGGCGCTGCTTTTCCTAATAACAAATTCTCCCGGCTGCAACATTGCTGGAACTGAGTCACTATTACCAACGCCCGGAACAAAACCGCCGCTAGCAAATTTTCTAATTACACCGCCGCCATATTTTCTTCTCCCTCCAAACCCAAGAAGAGCACCCAAGCCGGGTGCTAAACCTTGTCCAATTTTTAGGGCAAGAAGACTAGTAAGTAGTGGCAATACGGGCTCCAGAGCTTCACCAATTTTTATTAGGGCGCTTGCTAACTGTAGGGCCGCACTCGCTATTGATCTGAATGTAGAACTATCAGCGAACTGGCGAATCAAGGCGGCAAACTCTTCTTTAACCTTTTGGACCTGAACAGCTAATGATTGCTGTGCTGTTAGTGCGTCTTCAGCTACTGATCCAGAAGCCGACTGTGCGACATTAAGTGCATCTTGAGCGACAGTAAATTGCTGAATGAGTGGAATAACCTTACCAATTTGTCTAAAGCCACCAAGCTCTTCAACAATTTCACTAAATCTATAATCTCTTGGATCTAATGCAGATAGCCCTAGAGACAATCTACGAACAGCTTCATAGGCACCAACGAATCTACCCTGTGCGTCTCTTAGAGAAATTCCTAACTGTTCTAACTGATTAACAGTGTCGGTTCTTTGGATTCTAGTAAAAATGGTTCTCAAACCAGTGGCAATAGTTTCTGCTGATTCTCTAGTTGTTGCGCGAACAGAAGTAAATAGTGCGATAAGTTCATTAACGCTACCACCGGCACTGGCAAACACGCCACCGACTCTCTGAATAACTGCAATAAGGTCAGAAGATTCAACGGCAAAACTTTTAGAAACACTATTAATAGCATCTAGCGTCTGTTCTAGAAATTTGATTTCACCGCCAGTAGCAAGAGCTTCGGCCCTGAACTGTCTTAATACGGCAATCGAGCCCTCAACTGTTTTTGTTATATCATCAAAAGATGACCCTAATGTTGTTTTTGCTAAAATGTCAAGTGCTTTTCTTGTTTCGTCAGCAGAAAAACCGGCTTGAGCTAAAACCCTAGAAGTTTCTAGTAATTTACTAGAAGAAACACCTAAAGAAGTAGAAAGTCTTGTGATCTCGGACGTTAAGCTACTTAATTGCTGTACGCTCTTACCGGTAACTTGAGAAATTTTAACAAGCTCTCTTTCGAACTCTACAGCTTCCCTGACGGCCTTCTTTACGGACTGAGCAAAAGAAAGCATTGTGCCAGTTGCTAGTGTTATAATACCGAATCTACGGGCGGCTTCAGATAGATTTTTATTTAAAGTTCCAATAGATCTAGAAGCGTTATTAGCCTGCTTGCTAGTATTTTGCAGAGAGCGATTTACCTGTTGAACAGCCCTAGCGTTAGCCTGAACATCAACATTTACATTAACGCCCTGTAACTGCTGTCTTATTTGATTTACTACTTGTCTTGTGTTGGTGGGGGCTTGTAGTTGTAGCTGCGCTGTAAGGTCAAACCTCTGTGCCATCTTTGCTCCATTTTTTAAAAAAGTAGGGGAAACCCCCTATAAAAAGTTTCCCCCAACTGTAAGTCCTCGTATTTTTAATACACAATTATGTTGTCTTTGCTTCCGTTTTTGTTGACCTCTTTTTTCTGGTTGATTTTACCTCTTCTGTTTCTTCGTTTTTTGGGGCAGAAGAAAAGTTATCAATTGGTTTTCCATCATCATCTAAAAACGGCTTTCTTTCTTTGAGTTCTAGTTTAACCCAATCTTCTTCACCGTCTTCATTTGTTATACAGACAACCTCTTCACCCTTTCTGTTCACAAAGTAAACATCGTCTGGGTCTTTATTCTTTCGGCCCTCTTCAGTTCTATAGGCTATATATCGGCCATCTTCATTGATTAATCTTCCTTCTGCGTCAACTAAGTGACCCTCTTTGTCAATAAATTGAAGATCTTCATTAACAAATTTAAATTCTTTCAGGAATTTGTTTTCTTCAAGATTGTCAACATATTTTGGATCAAGACCATAAATCATATTAGCCAACTGCGAAGAAGCCTCAATCACCCAAGGTTGATCAGATACAGCGTCGTACTGTTTTTGATCATGAAAAATTGGCTGTCTTGTTTCATTATTTAGGATGCACAATCTAACAAGATGAGAAAAGCGGGCGTTGTCGGCCTGACCCTCTACTGAATTAGAATCTAGAGCATTTCTTTCAGCTAAAAACGACTGAAATTCAGATCTTAGCTTTTTGAGTTCAATAGCAATTTCTCTAGCCTCAGAAAGCTTAATACCACCACCCTTTAGGGCATCTTCTTTAGCTCTGATCTTATCTACATACTCATCATTCTTTTTCTGTTTCTCATCGTTCCATATGCCCTGCTCTCGCATGTAATCCGTCAACCTCTGACGAAGAAGGGCACCAGAATCAAGAGCCTCTCTAAACGCCTTGTTATATTCTATCTGCGAATCTCTATAGTCTTCTGGTGTTGGCCTTCTAACGATAACCTTTACTGGGTTATTTTCATCGTCAACACTCTCAACTATTCTTTCTTTGTCTTTGTTTTTATCCGTCATCTCTAGCCTCTCCTTCTTTTATCATTGGTAAATTAATGAGGTATTTTTTTCTGTTGATATCATAGTTAACGAACTCAGACTCTAAATTCCTTATCTGTGTATTTCCTCTATCTAATATTTTCGCCCTCGCTTCTTCATAAAGTTCTTGTACTTTTTTTTGTTCTTCTGTTTTTTCTTCTTCTGGTAAGCCCATAGCCCAAAGAAAACCAAAACTCTCTTCTACTGTTGATAGGGCCCCTATCATTGTTGTTTGTATTTTCTTTTTTGCAACCTTAAATAGTTTATCTCTAGACACTTCTTTATTTCTCGATTCCCTTGCAAATTTAAGATTTAAAGACTCTTTCAAAAAATCATTATCCATCATCTTACCTTTCCTTTAATGTTACTAAATGCCTGTTGGTGGCTTTGAATAGCTATATCCTGTTTAACGTCAGCCAACTCCGTAAACTTAACACTACCCTCATTTTTTATTTGTTCATTTCTTTGTTTAATTACATTTCTAGCCATTGGGTTGTTAAGATTATATATTTCTTGTGCGGCCTCTTCATTCCTAGCCATTACAAAAACTTCTTGAGAATTTGCTATCTTGCTATTTTTTGTTAATGCGTCAACTTCCTTTTGTGTTCTATTCTTATCACTTTCTCTTTTCTGGGTGATGAGCCAACCATCTAGACAATCATCATCCTCTATAACTTTATCATGTGGACAATCATGGCTCTCATAAACATTATCGTATAAAGTAGAGAAAGATGACAACGATAATTGATCTTTAGTTAGCTCAAAGGATGGTCGCCCAAATAAATTAGATTGCTTTTTACCAGTATTCCACATAGACCTCCAAGGGTCCGTTCTGGCTATCTTCCTAAATTGGGCAGAAGTAATTTGTTCTTCATTATATGTTTCCATAACTGAAGATAGGGTGTATTCACTCCAATCATATAGATTTTTATCTTGCGTAAATGTTGTTTTTGATATTAGCCAAAGACATCTAGAAAAATTAGCGACACCCTCACAAGAAGTATGGTCTAGTGCCATTTTTTTGGTTTTATATTTTATGTAAGACTTGTTGATTCTTGCTATGTTTATTTTTATGGTATTCAAATACCTTTTATCATAGAAGTTCTTATAGGCATCAACTTTTAATTCTTCTATTTCTTTTTCTAATTTGTCTGCCTCTCTATCGTCAAGTGGGCTCCATAAATTATTATCTATGAGAGTTTGCATTAGTTCGCTCTTGATTGGAACCCCGCCAAAATAAGCCTTATGATAAGCATCATCATATACATCGAAAGATTCCTCTATAAGATCTTTAGAGGGCTCATAAATATATAGAACAAGGTCGCCAAATCTTATTCTTAGACGACCTTGTAATATTCGATACAATAATTTTTCGTAAAATATTTCGTCCATTCAAATCCTAAGTGTGTATAGTTCCTCCACATACCCTCAAATCATTAAAGGTTGAATAAGAATATGTAATAGTAGCATTGCCACCACCAGTATCTCCACCCGAGTAAGAAACTGATGTTAGCTTATTCTTAGTGCCACAATTTATAACAGTGCCAGCAGTATCCTTAATTACGATACCTCTATTCTGAAGATTTGGAGCATTACCAGAAACACTAACCAGATCGCCAGAAGTTGCAATAACCTCAAATTCTGTGGTTACTTCAACTGGGAACGTAGCATATCGGGTGTAAGGCCCAAATCTACCGAGTTCCTGAATGCTGTCCTGACCGAAATCAGCACTTACACTAATACTCTGGATATGTAGACCGCTACCATTGCCAACAATATTGTTTGGATCACCCTGAGTGATCACCTCTGCTGGTAGTGTTGACTGATCAATTAGAACATTAGTTCTACGAACTACGCCAGATTTTGGAGTGTCGGTTCCATCAATATTTGATGATGGATTACCGGTCCAAATTGTGCTTGGGGTTTTAGTAATAGCGTCATTATTCCAGAATCTATCATTACCAACTAGTGTTACAGACTCAGTAGCATTACCATCAATGCTATAGCTATAACTAACAGAACTTACTGACATGCCAGAATTCATGCAAACATTTCGTGGCACACCGGTAGCGTGTGATAATCCGTCATCATAAATAGCAACATAGACATCACATTTTGCCTTTGCAGCAGAAACAAGATCCATCTCACAAGTACCACCAGTGGCTAAATCGAAAATGAGCTTGTAGCCATCAATTACCTTTTCTAAAGTAACTTCTATATCGGCTACTTCTTCAACATTCTGATAAAGCTCAAGCTGGCCAAGTTCGAAAATCTGATCAAGTGTAAAACTTGAAGTCATACCGACGCTTTGCACACCATGAACAACATGGTTTGATGTTACAGTGTCAGTTCCGTTTGGTGCAATAGCAACAGCTTGGCAAGCATAAAATATACGCTGATTAACTGCCATTATATTTCTCCTATATTAAGTTGATCCTCTGGTAAAGGCACATTATTATACACAAAAAACTTGTTATATTGCTTTAACTTGAGTTGAGCATCTAGCAGTACCGATATATAGATCTGGGCTAATTTGATTTATATCATCGCCCCTAGAATCATAAATATGGCACCTACGATAAAAGAAGTCATCAATCATGTTTGGGTATAAGCCGCTGGGTATTGCGTTTTCGTTGAGTTCACCCCTATAATTAAAGGGAAAAACACCAGATATAGCTACAGCAGTTGGATCAAATAAATGTATAGTTCTATCATTCTGATAAAGAATACTATCTACTAAATTCGCACACTCCCAATGGTTTTCCGAGACAACGTAAAATATTATGTCGTTATTAACCCATTGACCACCGCCAAGTTGGTACGGCTCTAGACTTCTTGCTGGAACAACTTCTATAGCGATTGCGGGCATTTGCACTCTTGACTGTCCAAGTTGTGCCCATCCACCAGAGTTGCTAACTTGAAAATTTTCCTCACTTCTTAACGAGCCCTGCTGTATTTCCCTAAAAAACGGAACACCTTCAGCCGGTATTACCTCGACCCATTTGTGACTATATTCTAATTCTACATCGCTTGTTGTACTTTGGGCAGAATCAAAAATAATCTTACCATCTGTGTAGTCGATATAAAAGGGCTTTGTTGTATTACCGGTAGCGTAAAAAACATCATCAACAAAAACGCCAGATATTTGAATTGGTTGTTCTGTGGTGGCCGATATGCCACTCTCCCAAACCCAGTTTTTCCTGTATGCTTCCCAAACTTGCCCATCGCTATAATTGGGGTCAGTAGCAGATCTTAATTTATGCCTATCTCCACCATATATATCCGATTGAGGAATCGTGATATTGTAAAATGAGCCCCTATCAAGAAAGCCCCAATCATAAAAATAAATAAAATTATCCAAAAGCACATTAGACAGCGTTGGGTCTTGTGCGTTTCTTAAATTTGCTAATTGTGTATGTGGTCCACCAGCCATTATGTTAGCACCTTAACTATGGATTTTTCTATTGTTGTTTTATTTGTTGATAAAGCTCTGGTTATAAAATTATCACTATTAGTACCAGAAAACGCACTGTTTACTTTAAATGGTCTTTGTTTCTCTGTCATTCTGGCCATTCCACTTCTACCAAATGGCCCATATTCGACGCCAAAATTAGCTATAATAATTGAATCGCCCAATGTTAAAAGCCACTTAAGCCACGGAATTGATCCTCCCTGTATTATTTGTTTGGAGGCAGATAAAGAAAGTATGTTGGAGTAGTCATTTGGCTGCATTGTTAGTGTGAAGCCGCCCTTAAATGTTTTTGTTGCTGCTGATACCTTTTCAGTTTTTATGTTAAGTGTGCTGAGTATTGAACTTACTATTGGGCCCGTTGGATCAGAAGTTAAACCAAAGTCGGCCTTTAGTCGCCCATTTTTAAGTGATTGAATTTCTGGACATCCATAAAGGGCCGCTTCAATATCCGACTTAACTCTCTCCATAACCTTTGGAGTTTTTTGTATTAAATATAAGTTTAATTCTTTTGCTAGGGCCGCATATATTTTCTTTGTTATTGCCGCATCTGATTCTGATAAAGCTATATTAAGCATTGGCCCGCTTCCAAAAGGTCACAACATATTTAGTTTCATTCTGCTTAAAACCCTGTGGATAGGAGGCCCCACTTCTTTGATATCTGCCATTGTCATACTTCTCAATATCATTATAGTTTGGCACTAGATATTTACATCTCTCTATCTTTGGCAGATCAGACATGTATGATATTGTTTGAATGGCCCCATCAGCAATATCTATCGGAATACCAACATCGACCCAAAACTTTCTATTCCAATAAATTCTTGTGGTTATTTCTTCGGTGGTTTCAACAGCCTTATATCCCTTACCATTACAATAGGGGCACGGCATTCCTCTTTCAAAAGGGTAAGGACCGCCCGGAACATAAACACTGACAGATCTATTTCTTGTACCAAGAGTGTCTATCCTACAATTAGGGCAATCTTCCCTTTTTTCTGGATATATTAATGTGGCCGTCCTAGCAAAAAAAAGAACGGCCTCATTATATGTGTCAAACACAGAACTTGGTATATTAATAGCCATTAAACGCCCTCTTCATTTACGGCCCACCAGCCATTTTCTTCCATTTCCTCATAGGTATACACATATGGTTGCCAGCTTGGGGGAATAAAGTCAATAACACTAACCTTCTTTCCTGCATTAAGTCGCACGGCGACCCCAATACCATCTGCTTCTTCTTGCGTTAATGACCCATCTTCAACAAAAACATTTAATAGTGCTGATAACTCGGCCCCATCGGCCTGTGCATGAATTGGCACAGTTTCATTTTCTGGTAAATTAAGTGCAGTTTCACCAGTGGTGGGATGAGTAACAATACCACAATACAAATCTGTCCAATTGTCGTCACGCAAATGAGACGGTCTTAAAAGTCTCATTATCCCGCGACTTAATTGTTCAGCATATTGAGGAGAAACACTAACATATGGCATATTAAACCCCCTCTTCTGGATTCAGATCAGGTGGAGGCGGAAATAATGCAACAGCCTCTTCCCAAGGCACCATATAAATTTCGTTAAATCTTTGCGCGTCTAATCTAGCGAAATTCTCAGAATAAAGACCGTTGGGCACTTCACTTAAAATGGCCCCTCTTATCATCCATCTAGAATCAGTTAACTCTCTAGGTGTGACCCTAAATTTCTTTGGGTTTTGTTCTTGAACTTCTATTAATCTATCTGCTAATTCTTTTGAAAATACGCAGGCATATTTTTTAGCATATTCATATGGTAAAGGTAAATACTGAAGTAGTTCAGCGAGAGTTTCTGGGTTCTCTGGTAAAACTACTGGTTCTGTATCTATATCTGGCATAGTTTATTCTCCTGTTATAAAAATAAATATTAAAGTGCGGCTCCGATGGCGGTGACATAAGAACTGATGTGAGTGTCCAGTTTGGCAATGTCTAATGATGTGCCGATTGAATAGAAGGCGATAGTGGCGTCGGTGAATCTGCCCGGTCCACCAGATTCGTTCGACCCGAAGACAAGTACGTTGCTTGTCAGCGGTGTGGTCGATGTGTATGCGGCGTCGGTGGCTGACGCTGAGAAGACCTCGAAGTCTACAGTTGCCGATGAGTCTCTGGAGTACCCAATAAAGCCTGTCTCGGTAGTCCCGTTGTAGGCGGGTCCTGTAGTCATAGAGCGAATGTATGAGACGCCGTTCGCATGGTAAATGTCGTCGAACTGGTTTGTGCCGTTGGTGTGCCCCATATACGCTTTTGACGCAAGTGACGGCGTGACAGTGACATACGCAGCCCTGTGCCTGTCATTCTGAAGATCGTCGTCGCCCGCCCGCCTGCTATCCAGATAGAGGCTCGCAGTCGGATTGCCGGTGAGCCCGGTCGCCCTGTCGTAATCGCCCGACGCCCAGCCGCCTTCGGCCGTTGGGGCGGCGACTACCTCTCGGATTGAGAGCGATTCGATGGTGACGGAGGTGGGGGCGAGTGTGCCGTCAATGTAGATGTAAAGTGCGGAACTTGTCGGAACAACCGTCGCAGCGAAAGAACCGTCAGGGTTTATGTCGTTCTGATATGCAACAGTTGCGGCACCGGCTGCGATTCTGTAAACGTGCGACACGTCGCCAGAAAATCGCCCAGTGATACGGACGGTCTTCCCTGCTGGGAGTGCCGTGCCCCAATCAAAGCGAGGTCTGGTATTTAATGTAGAAACCGCAGCATTGGACATTGTGTTTGTCGCGGCATCCCACGTTCCGGCCGACCCGTCAGAGTTGACGATG